TCCGAATCGATATAGAACCTGGTCGAAAGTGTAATCTCTCATAAGATCATCGGGGTTACTTTCTGCACCTACAGCATTAAGGCTTGTAGCTGATGATCCATCGCCAACATCGCTAAAAACAGTTAATAACGGAAACGTATAAGCGAATTGATTATTAATAAATGCAACCGACAAGGCTCCGACTATATCGGGATCGGTTACGTTAGTGACTAATTTTGTGGCATTACTGTATTTGCTCACAATTCCATCGGCCACGATATACATATTCACGCCATCATCAGCGAAAATACACCGGTCAGAGCCTGGTATGGAGCCTCTATTGGTATGCGCGCCGGTGCTGGATACTTCATACAGAATATGATCGATCACCCTGTAGGCAACTTCTGCCATCTGGTGAGCCCCGCGCTCAACCCCTGCGGTAGCCGATCCTAATAAGCTCTGACCAGGGAATGATTTAATTACATATTGGTCTTTCCCAGATTCGACTACCTCATGCAAGAAATTCCTTGTTTCCTGAGAAGATAGCGGCCTTGACCTGTCTTGATAACTGGGCCCGGCAATATTAATGGGTACGGTCAGAAATGGCATTAGGCAAATCCAATGCCATGATTAGCATGGAACCCATATTTAAGCTCTGCACTTTTTCTTAAACAAATTGTCAAGAATTTATCTTTTCTTCGGCCTAAATATATATTTATTCCATTTACTACTATGTCTGCCCTCCACAGTGATTTTCTTTTATCCCATTTAACACCGACTATTCCAGTTGTATTGTTTTTCTGCATCGGATGATTTTTTGCATTCTCTGAATAATTTGAATGCCTTAAATTTGACCACCGATTATCATTTTTCACATGGTTGATATGATCTACCTGATCTTGCGGGAATTCTCCCTCCATAAACAAGAAAGCCAATCGGTGCGCTTTATATTTTTTGCATTTTATCTGTATATCCAGGTATCCATTATGAACAACGCCTGCTAGAGTTCCTTTTACCTTTCTGGCTCCTGAATCTTTTAGCCAAGTAAATACTCCCGTTTCTGGATCATACTCCAGATATTCTTTTAATAACTGCTGATTCATGGACTTCTACCCTCATGCCGCATCACAGGAGCAGGCCCATACCGGCCTAATTCAGACTTATTGTTGGCACCTTTGATGGCATTAATGAAGTCAACATAATACCGGGTGGCTTCATCTTCCTGATTGACATGGCGATATAGGGCCCATAAACAGCCAAATAAATAAATATTCGGATGATTTGCCAAGACAGTATTTGAGGTATTGGAAGATGAAAGGGCTGTGAAATCCTGGATATACTGAAATTCGCCAGCATAAACTTGATCTGATACTCGCTCCATTTCCACCTGATCGGTCACCGTGAAGAATCGCGGCAGGCCAACAGAGCTCAGGATATTCAGCTGTGCCGGCGTGCGGAATTCCAACTCATAGGATTCACCATCAACTATCTGGATCCGCACCTTACGCATGGATTGAAAGCCAGCAGGCAGAGCCACAAACCGATCAGTGATACTGGTAGCAAACGCCACAAGGGTTTCTTCACCACGAAGCTGCAAAGGCTCAACAACATTGGAAAGCATTTCAGCCTCTGCAATATCGATGAAAGTATCAATCCTGGTGCCCATATCGTCGCGGTGACACCAATCGATGATCTCAAGTTTCAGATTTTCATATGTGTCCAAAGCCATAGATCACCTTCTTTAATAGAAAAAAAGGGCCCGAAAGCCCCATTTATTTTAGCTGATTGATTGCTAAATATTACTCTTCGTCAGGATCTTTTGCCTGATGATCCTCAAGCAACACCACCAATTCTTTCTTGCTTTGGCCGTTAGCAAACGGAATACCAGCCTCAGTCAAAGCTTGGACTATTTCTGCTTTATTCATCCCAGATGGCGTTACTGGCACATCAGGTTCAGAGGAAGCATTTTTAATATCATCGACCTTTACCATCCATCGTTCACTAAACTGCTGTTCGGCAGGAATGACAACAGGCTCACCATCACTATCAACATCGGTCGAATGCTCGACAGGTTTGAGTGTGAATTTATCATCTAGCAGACGTTGGCGCCCATAAATAAAGCCACCCTTTTCAGCAATAACGCGAACTTTTATCGTTGTTTCGGACATTTTCTTCTCCAAGTTAATGTGCCCACCCCAGCAAAGCCAGGGTGGGGTTATTTAACTACTAGGTGATATTGAAACCATCAGCGTAAGAGATCAGATCCTGATCAATCATGCTCAGTGGCATCACATCAGCTGTGATCGTGATTGTTGGTGTGGTACCGGCCAAAGTAGACCGCATACCAAGATAACGTTCACTCTCAGACAGCTTGGTTGGTGGAATTGGAATAACGAACTGGAACCCGGCCACCAACAGATCAGCATCCTGAGCCGGTGCACCTGGGGCGCCTGACTCGAACACGCGCCGACCCATTAACTGGCGTGCGGTAGTTTGTGCAGCATCAGATGCATATTCCAGATCGAAGGTGTAATCCTCGTCACCAGTGCCTTGATCAGCTGCCACATCAACAGTGACCAACAGACCCATTGGCTCACCATTACCGATTGATCGATCTACACCAAGATCGATAACGTTTTCACCGACTGCCGTGGCTGTTAAAGCCTGAGCGTCAGCTAATTGTAACTGTGAATCTAAAATCATGATAATTGCTCCTAAAGTCTCATGGACTTTAAATTAGGTTACTTGGGCTTCAGCTTCTGTCAAAGCGTCAACGATGCGAACCGGAATACCAAGGAATCTCAGTGTATGGATATCCTTACCAAACTGGTTAATCGAAGATTCGATAGTTACCGCACTTTGGCTTTTATCCATTGCTGCAATACGCAAGTGGGAAGCAACTGTCCGATTGACATAAAACGATGCACTAACGCTATTAAGATCAGGAAGTCGATCAATTGCGCGGGCCATCATCTTAATAATTGCCGTGGATGCAGTGCTTGCCTGAGTACCAGTCTGACCAGCAAGGTCAGAAATATCGACGTTGGCAACACGTACAGCATAGCGCCAATCCTTAACGACCAGGCCATTGAACCATTTCCACATTTCCATAAATGCGCGGAATCGGTCATTGCTTGCATCGAATGCATCGCCCAGACCTAAATCCTCATGGCTTATGCCAGCCTTAGAGCCTTTAGGGAATACGCCGAACACAGTTCGCTGTCCCCAACCAACAAGCCAAATAGACGAGTTGTCAGAACCGGTACCGCCAGCATCCAGGATATTTTGAGCATTGGCAGCCGCCAGGTCATTATATCGTGGTGAGAAGCCAACGAACTGTTCAGGATTGGCAGCCGACCCGTAGAACAAAGTGGTGGCTTGCTGCTGAGACATAGCCTCAACGAAAGTAACACCTTCACTCATCCGGTAGGCGTTTACATCACCATTCAGGCGTGCTTCATCTTCATCAATTTCACTACGGGCTGTCAGCATTGCTGCATTTTCAGTCACCTGGGCAGTGGTTGATTTAGATTTCGGCGTACCTTGGTTTAACAAACGATAGTAGACGGTAGGCAGACCAGTACGAATAGTGGTTTGCTCACCAGTTGGAAGATTGCCCTCTTTGAATAACATATCAGTGAGGACTTCATTTTTTTGCGATAAAAGCTCGACAATTACCGCTGTCTTGCCCTTTGGATCCTGGCGCTTGGCCCAATCCAATAGGGTTAATACTGTTGCCGCTAAAGTAGCCATTTGTTTGCTCCGTTACGTTCCGTTATTGACGTCAGCCAGCTGCTTCCTGTGGAGCATACATAATTGACTCCGCAGATTGCTGCTCGCTACCCGATGCGTTTGCTTTAGGCTTCGTAACCAGAGGTACTTTATCGCGCTTTGCCTTAATCTCTCTGCCTTTTTCTTGCAGCTCATCGTATTTAGCTGCTTTCAAGACAGCAATCAGGTAAGTAGACCGCGATTCTTTACTGAACTTTTCGGTATCAAATCCGTTTTTAACTACATAAGCGCCCACTAATGCGGTGTCTTTTTTATACGCTTCTGTGGTCTCGCCATCTTCATCCAGCCAGTCAGGGTTTGCTTTCCAAAACTCAACCTTTTGTTGCTGAAGATATGCAGGATCATCAACAGGCGTCAGACGTTCAGCTTTTACCTTTTCAAGTGCAGCCTTACGTTTATCAGCCTTTTCCTTACGTTCAATATATTCCTCTGGCTCATCAGCCTTAAGCTCTACCCAATCCACCTCTTCATCTTCCGCAACGAGGACTGCCAATTGGTCCCTCATATCGGAAACTTCCGATTGTGTTT